ACGTTGTAGTCAATTGCCGAGCGCAAAGAAAGGTTATTAATATGCCCGCCGAAGAAAAAGAATGCCCATTTTGCGGTTCAAAACGCGGGGTACATTTTCTTTACGGCACCGATTCGTGCAAATGGGGTGCAGCTCAATGTATCGATTGTGGCGCTCAAGCACCTGAAGTCAGAACGGGATATGATGATAGTGAAGATGCAAAATGGCATAAAGACGCATTGGAAGAATGGAATCGGCGGGCGGACACTAAGGAGTGCGCTCGTCAACAGCCTACAACAAACAAAGGCCAAAATACCGGCAGCACTGTAGGTAGTTGAAATATTATAGGCCGGTACTTCGGCCATTTGTCGAACGTTGGTGGAAATTCCAGTCGCTCAAAAACACGAATTATAGGAGATTTTACAATGCAGTTTTACGCAATTTCAGAAATGGAATTAAAACAATTTCACATGGCAGCTTTGGTGGCGGGCGGCGGTAAAGAGGCAGAGCCAGTTCTGCGTGGCATCCGTGAGCGTAAAATCTCTTGGAAAAAGGAATCCGCTCCTTCCACATCCACCAACAAACCCATGCCAAAATTGCCGACATTAGAGGAAGTATACGCGAGCATTCAGTGTGGCCCATACTGTGATCTTTCATATCGTGAGCGTCACGTACTCGAAGCGTGTCATGAATTTATAGGTCGGCAACTATCGGCATAGGTTGGACGTTGTGCGCGACAAAATAATCGAGCTTTTCGGGAACCTTCCTCGCGTAGAGTTGTTTGCACGTTCGGGGGGCCACGGCTGGGATTTGTGGGGTAACGAAGTTCCGTGTAGTATCGAGCTGGGCGCACAGAACACTATGGAATCCGGCTCAACAGCGTATAACAGCGCCATGCCGGGCGGAGTACCGCCCCAAATTTGCGAAGCGCAAACTTCGGCATAGCGCAACCGATGGCCGCAATCCGGCTCGGCTATGAGCGCGGAAAACAAATAGGCGCGTGTAAAAATCTTAACCAAGGGAGTCAACGTGGAAAATGCTGAAATCTTACAGCTGCTCAAAAACTGTAAAGAGCACATTGTCAAGGGTGAACCATTTACTAAGGCGGCACTAAAATGAAAGATGTGTTAATATTCCTTTGTGGATTTCTGTGTTGTTTTTTAACAATATCAATAGTGGCGGGTATTTCGTATCGGGGCGCAGTTATTTTGGGGCGTGGAATAGGTCTGTGTGAGGGGGTTCTGCTGGCCTCAAAATTATTGTTTAAGAAATGTGCCGCAGACAAAAGGAGTCACGGGCAACAGTCCGGGCAAAGTGCCCCGCCCAACAAACGATTGCGATAATCCGGCAGATTTTTTTGAAGGGCACACAGCATAAGTTCGTCATACGTTGTCGTACATTTCGCTCTAAAATTTATTGGAGGCGCAGCATGAAAAACGATCCTTTGTGTATAAAAGAAGATGTGTGCGATATGGCAGTATGTGATGGTGCGCTGCATTGTAATCATGCTGTGCTGAAATCCGCTGTACTCACTCAACGATCCGACAACACAGGCAGCCCAAAATGCCGCTGTCGTTGTCAACAGTCGCCAGTGCAGAACGGTCAAATGGTTTTGGCAATAGACGATAGTTGCCCATGTCACAGCGCGGCACATCGGGCGGGTGCGGTAGACGTTGGCTTCATAAATTTATCATAGGAGCGCCTTATGTTTAAGCCTATAGATTTAACAAATCCAGACATTCTTTTTGACATAATTATATCTCATCAGCGCAGGTTGGAGGCGCTCGAAACAAGTGGAACTCAGCCGCCAGCATCTAACACAGGTAGCCCGCCATGCTCATGTAATTCATGTCCCGCACATTTATGTATATGCCAGTTTCCGTTTATTGGAAGTAAATGTCGTGAGTTTTGGGTGAACATGGCACAGCGGGCGAGTACCTGAAACGTTGTCGGTAATTGGCCTAATAAATTGTAAAAATTTCGGCTGGAGGAAAATATGGAATATGTAACGATGGTAAAAGTCACATTTGCTAATTCACTACAATTTGAGAATTTTATGGAATTAATAAAATGTAAGGTGTTTTGTTTTAAGGGAATTGAATTTGAAATTTGCGACAATGATGACCAGCCGAAATCGGAATCAGTTGAACCGGCCAACTGCGGCGAAGCGCCTACCGACAACAAATAGGCGGGCGGGAGAAAATATGAAAGACGGAATTATCAATCCGAGCATTTCTGCACCCTTCGGTTATACGCCCGACCTTTTTGATGGGTGGCTATGGAAAATGGGCGATGCAATCATTATCAGTTTTATCGAGTGCTTGGTTCCCGGCAAGGGTCATTTTAAAAAACTTGTCGAGAATATTTTGTCAAGCGGCTTTGCTGTCAGAATACCCACTCCGCTCGGCAAAATGGAGCGCATAGTACACAAAAATGGGTACGTTCAAACATTTGAATACGACAAAGATTTCGGCGAAGAAGTGGAAATTTGGACAAAACGCCCGCCCGCATATAATGCGGAAGTAGCAGTCAACAGCACACAACAGCCGCGTTACGTTCGCCCGAAGCGGGCACATAGCAGGGCTACGTCGTAACACGGCGCAATAGCGGCCAAGATCAAATATTATAGGAGTTCGCAAAATGAGCGCCAACAACGCAAGGATGAAAATTGCCGAAGAATTATTGATTCGGTGGTATCTATATGATAACCGATCAGCAACCCTAACTACCACTCAACAGGTCGATTTGCAAAACGAAACTTTTTCATTTATTAATAGCCCGGCAACTTCACCCGTTGCGCGGGACGTTAGAGTAACTCGTGTAATAAACATTTTAGGCAACATCTTTTTAGCTATTCTTCTTGTTGCAACCGCGAACGGCATTCTTGTATTATGCCATCAGCAATGGCACTTTTGGTCTTTTAATGCAGGTATATTTGTTTTAGGTATTTTTATGTTTTTGCGCCAATTAGTAGAGCGCGATAAAAAATCTTTATAGGCGGGCGCAGGAGAAAAAAATGTCTTTAATTATGGAGCGTGGCAAAATGTATGAAAAAACAATCAATTTTTTAAGGGAAACATATCATAAAATAAACGAAAGTGATTCATCGAAAATAACAAAAGAAGTTGTGCTAAACATTATTGCAGATACCGAAGACATTGCTGTAAAGGAAAAACGAATTGCCGCTCTCAATTTGGAGTTAGGCACATTCAACAACATCGCCATGGATGCCATTTGCTTTTCTCCAAACGAGCTTCACGGTGCAGCATTGGCGGCAGGTTTAAACGATACCGATATTGACGATTTGATACGTGAGGCAAGCAAACGGCACCAGTAGCGCATACGTCCACATTGGAGCTTGACATGGTTGACTTTAGTGATGTCGAAAAAGTTGATTTTTGGATAGACGCTCAATTTCGTGGTGCAAAGTGCAACTCGTGGGAGCGCATTAAAAAAGAACTGGCGAAGATTCGCAACTCTTCGCACAATAGCGCCAGCCGTGCCATTGCTACTTGTGCTTTGTGTCAGTGTGAGTTAGATCGTAGCGCAGTGTGTCACAGTTGTTGGGTTGCTGGACCACCATCGCAACGGCACGCATAGCCGAGGGTGTATATAGAAGGGACCCTTTCGGATCCCCTCCACTCCACACGCAGCTTGACAGACCGGAGGAGCTAATCCGCAGTGCGCTGGAAGAACAGTGTCAATCCGTCAGAGGTGCCGGATTGAGTGAGAGTTTTTACCGACGGCAGTTTGCCAGAAAACCCACCGACAGGAATGACCAATGTAAACGTAGAGTTATACTGCGTTGTACCCAGTATTGTCGCCGCGCTTGACCCGTGGTTATGAAATGATTTTAAAACAAGATTAGGATATTTAGTAGCGATTACGACGTTAGTTGGTTCCCCCGATATATCCAAATCTTGCATATCATTCCAGTCAGCCATTGAAGCAAGATCGTCAGCCTCGGTCTGTCGAGGTGTACAAAATTTTCCTGCTTGACTTGTCATATTTTTTTTCTCCTTTTATAAACAGAGTGAACAACTATTTCGCATATTACCTGGAGCACTTATTGTCGTGTCCTCTACCAGAAAAAAACCAAAGGTTGACATCGACCACGATAGAGAATAATCTCCCATATCAGCAGCAACATTTTGTCCCAGCGTTCCGATACGATAATCAAGAGATAATTTATCCATTACGACACTCTCGTTCTATTAGCAGCAGCGACGGCCACAACCGTCAATACTGACGTGCTGTTTCGTTTGTAAAATGTTATCTGCCCGGTAGACGGAGTATTAAGGGTATATTTTCCATTCACCAACGCTGCAAGAAGTTCAAGGGCATAACTAATCGTAATTCCGTCTGGCGTCGTAATGGTTAAATCAATAGTCTGCGCGGTTCCTGGTTTACTCACGGTCGCGTCCTTGGCAACTTCGGTATGTAAAGCAGATAACCCGTAAGTCCCGTTAGAGAGAATTACATTACTATCTGCTCCCTGATTTACCGACGCAGTAGTCAAAACAGAGGTTGCGACGTCGAAGAATTTTACCCATGCCGCGGACATCTGGGCGGTAACTGCCGTAGTGAGAACCTCCTGCAAACTGGCAAGAAGATTTCCGTTCGCCGTCACTTTCAGTGTCTCAATCTTGACCGGTTGAATAATTGCCGGAGAAACATTACCATCAACCGGGGAAGCGATTAAACAATCACAATTCGTTTCCGCCTGCGTCAAGGGGAAATAATACCACCCGGGAAGATTCGTAGAATCCAATTCGGTAGGATGTGCTGTCCCCGTTGCCGCGTGTGACCCGTAGTCCTTGCTTATCTGACAAGTGATATCCGAAGCGTGTCCGGTTACAGGTGCACCGGTAGCAAGAACGTACGCGTAAATCGGTAGCTTCTGGCTTGCTACATTTTTGTAAAGAATCATTTTTCTCTCCTTTAAAAAGGTGTATAGGTACTAAGGGCTTTGGTGTCGTCATTTGTTATGGTGATATTTTCATTAAGGAACTCTTTTCGTGTGGACGGATTATTTCCTATTATTTGTATTTTTACGCCTTTCGCAATACTCCAATAAAAGTACGTCCCGCTGTCTTTTGCTATTATTTTCTTCCCAGTGAGTACGGCTTGTCCTGAAAAAGTGTTTTCAGTAAATATTTGTGCCGTTAAAACCGCGGTGGTATCCCCTATTAATCCTATGTCTGATTTTAGAACGTAAAGAGTTTGACAACCGGACGCTGGTGGTGTAATTGATATTTGAGAACCGTATAACGTATCAATTTTATTTCCAGTAAGAATTATGGTATCCGTTATAAACGAGTATCCTGAAACCCATGGATAAATAACAACGGTGTCGCTGGGAAGGGTAGTTACGCCATATCCGTTTAGATTAGTGCTTAAATCCTGAATATTCGATCCTGATTTATTTTTAAAAGTAATGAAAACACTGGGTATACGCAGATGGTTTAAATCCATTGTGTAAAAAAGTACCGAATTAGAATATGTCAGCAGACTTCCCCAGGCACCATTGCCATGATTAATAGACAATGCCGAATCTATTGACGTGACAGAACTCCCACCACTCCCCCCACCACCTCCACCACTAATTTTTGATATATTGGTATCAATATATGTAGCTTTATGGTCAGTCCATGTCGTATTTAGTAAATTGGTTGTGTTGCGTAAACTATCCGTTCGAGTGATTCCGGTGATAATGACTTGATTTGCGATAGTGGCATGCCCGATATTATTTAACGAGTCACCACGTATACAATTAAGAGTGGTTGTTTGCCCTGGGCTTTTAGCAATCGCTGTCTGAAGCGTGTCCAAATACCCCGCTCTGTTATTTGTCCATACTGTTGTTTTTGTATTGGTTAAATTGTTTGTAGAATCTCCTGTCAACGATGTCCTTAATTGAATGACAAGTAACGAGTCAGCAGTAAGATTTATCGCTTTGGCATTAGCCAAATTGTTTATTGAGTCTCCAGCAATAGATACTTGTATCGGGTGTTGTACCGCATAGAGTAAGGATGAGCCCATCGCTTGTGCGTTTGACATAACATAACTCGAAGCATCAAAACCAATTCGATTAGTGTGCCTCATAATGGAATCGTTCGTTAAACTATCGCCAGTAACTGAGGCCGCAAGTGCAGTCAACTTGGTTTTATTTGTTAGAACATTATTACTATCTCCAGTAAGACTTGTCGCTTTTGCCATTAAAAGAACATTGGTACTATCCTGCGTCATTGATGCTCTAAGTTTTGTAACAGCCAAACTATCGGAAGTTAAAGACGCGGAAGTGGAGTGAGTCAGGTTATTTATGCTGTCACCAGCAACAGAAGATGCAAGTGTTGTTAGTTTTGCAGATTTAGCGACTGCCGTATTAAGAGTATCCAAATAACCTGACCTCGTGGTTGTCCAGTTTGCCGTGGATAATGCCGTACTTGCAACTGCAACATCCGCCGTAACGTGTTTTAACGAATCGATCTTTTGCGCCCTGACAACCGTGAAGGAATCAAGCCCAACTATACCCTGTGTTTTGATAAATACAGGATCGCAGATATGATTTGCCGTTGTGCTTGCAAAAGTAAATGTTAAAGCATCGGCGTTAAAATCGGCAGCTGTTGAATCAATGAAATAGTAATATCCCGTCAATCCGGCTAATGGATTACGCAAAGGGCCGAATTTTCCCGACGCGACTACTCCAACGGCAGAATCCTTATACACTTGTGCAGACAATGCCGATGAATCGTTTGCGGTTATCAACCCTGGAGGAGTCAACGTAGTATCGTGTATTGCAAACTGTAAAACCTGCCTTGCGACATTTTTACGATATTGTCCGTTGACTATAAAGATAATTAATAACAATAAAACAAATAGTTTTGTCAGTTTTGGTCTTGGTCTTAAGTCATAAATGATGGAACACATAATTAAAATTCTCCTTATCTGAAGCCAAACTTTTTGTATGAAGTGTAAAGTCTATGAGAATGAGTAATTGTCACAGGCACAACATAGTATTCAAAATAACAGGCATCAGCAGTAACATAAGGAGTTACAAATGAGGAGCCGTTATAATATCCGAAAGTCGAACCGCCTGGAGTCTTAAGGAATATTTGAGCGTAATTTACGTTTGATATAGCATAATCCCCATCGTATTTAAACCAATATTTTGTATTTGCTACTAAAGCAGGCGGAGCGTCCCCGAAGCCAAAATCAACCAATGCACCATTTGTTTGATCGGTGGACAATGTAGCCACATCAACAGAGTTAGAACCAATTAATGGTGTTCCAGGTTTGCCAGCATTATCAGCACAAATAGTCAAATAGACATGACCAGTCGGTAAACCAACTTTACTTAATCGTATTGTAATTTTATCACATATTGCAGTCACAGTAGGAACAAAACTATTCGCATTCCACAATACCGATGCCGCAACTCGCATCTGTAAATATATATTAACAGTATATGTTGGTTGTGATTGATCTAATGCAATCGCAGCCAATAGATTTGATGTAAGTAATAATAATAATATTATTAATTTTTTCATTTTGATAATGTTGATACGTTTGCAGTGGTTAATTTTGATAATTTTATATTATATCCCTTATTCAAATAAGTCATTGCTTCTGGTCCCGCAATAAAACAAAGTGTATCGACTGAGTATATTGTTAAATATAAAGTTTCGCCCTTTACAGTGTATTTTAATCTCCACATTTTTATAAATGCCGCACCAGTATCTTTCCCATTAAAACTACTGTCGATAGGAATTAAAAAAATTGTAGGAATGTTTGAAACTGATATCGGTTGAATAGCATTAGGGCGAACAATACTCCCACCGTACATAGTTTGTATTTTGGTTGCTATGGTATAAATATTATCTGCTGATTGACAACAGAGTACAAACGATAATATTAAAAGTAAAGTTTTCATAATACTAAATGAACCAACCATAGGACAACAACAGCAATAACACTTCCTATAAAGCATCCCATTAAGATCATTGCTAAAAAATTAAGCATGTCTTTCCACATAATTAAAATCCTAACCAGTGGAAAGCTTTACAAATTTGAGAAAATCCGACGCCAATAGCAATAATTCCGCCTATCCATGCGGTAATTTTAAATATTTTAAACCAAAATATATTCCACTTTTTTTTCCATAAAGCTATTAATCTATCAATTTCGCCCCGAAAGGCAACAGCGTGTTTTTGAGCACAATCAAGATACACTTGTCTGGTGGTGGTATCAATAACTTTATCCGCGTTTATCATATTTTCATCAACGGTTTTTTCAAGTCCGTCAATACGCCTGTCGCCGTCTTTCAGACGAAATTCTATTTTTTGTAAATTGACCTTAATTGCGCTGATATCCTCGCCCTGAATAGAAAGTGAATTATGGAACTCCACATATCGCTGGACGGAGGTTTCTATAAAGTCCACAAGTGTCGTATTTAGTTTTTCAAACTCGCGATCGGATATATCTCCCATGTTATTTACCTCTTGTTAGTATTTAATAAAACTCTGAATAATACTCCTCTCTCCTGTTATTTTTTCTGCTCAGGCGGAACCTTTGTATCATCAGACTTCATCCCAGCGTCAAAGGCATCCGCCGCTTTATCTGCAAACTCTTCCGCTTTTGCGCCGAAGCATTTTCTGATAAATTGAGATGTCGTGAATCCTGCCATTTTGATGGCATTCCATAATTTGTCACCTGGAATAAAAATACCTAACAGAAGAAATACACCACCGGTTATTGCAGAAACAAGTACCTGATGCGAAACACAAAACAAATAAATTGAACTAAACATTTTCAGCTCCTTTGTTCGAGGTTATACCTATCGATTATAGTCTCTTGAATTATTTCCGGAATATCATTCCACTGAATTGAATTTACGCAGTGATCATGCCACACGGCGTCCAGCCCTGCTGCAATATACCGCCCCGGTCGATACCACGGGATTTTCCCCACGCCGCCGTAATGTAATTCGGCGCGCCCGAGACGGGAACTAATTGTCTCGCGTGAACTACCAAACGATAAAGCATTTCCTGCTCTATCAACCATGAGGGCAATATTTAACAAATATTGTTCCGTATTATTCATTTTTATTTTTTTCTAAATATTCAAGAACTTCATCTTGAATCTCTTTACTGTAAAAACTTAATTCAGAATAGTCAAGCGTTATTCTCGGAACTTGTTCGGTTGACACTGTTATGGTACGCATTTTTCCACCGATTATGGCTTTTCTTATTGATATTCTCGTTGTTTTTATTTCAGGCATGAAAAAATTCTATCTCCGTGCTCGCCGTGTTTGCACAATCTAAATGTACCCAGTTTATACCATCCTCAATTCGAGTAACGTACAATAATGATAGTGAGTATTTTTGATCTCTAACTTCCTGCCTGAAATCCTCTGCTGACATGCCCTGAATATCAAAATCAACGGCGCGACCAAAACGGTGCTGTGACAAAGGGGTTGCTTCGAGAAGTTTTGCATCGGTTCTTAGGCCACGCTGGAAAAAATCTCCTTCATTAAACCATGTATTTACAATAATTGGAACATTAATAGCATTACGCAAAGAATCCAATGTCCATAGAATACGTGCGTCCATGGCAATTAACCCGGCGTCACCGTATACTTCGTAAATTTCCGGTGGTAAAAATTCGTATGCCTGAAAGTGAACTGGTTTATAGAATTGCATATAATTTATGCTATTTTCCAAAATACGACTTTTATAAAGGCCCCGGTATAGTTACCAGAACCCAATTGAACGTAAATATTTGTATCGTCATAGGTGATTTTCATAAAAGAAGAAACGCTCGCATAGTACGGCTGTGCAATTGATGGATTTCCGGTGACGTCAACTGTTGCACCAATAACAAAAACATTGCTTTTTGACAATCCAAATCCAGTAGGATAAGGGAGTGTGCACAAGTTTCCTCCGTCAAGGGTGCTACTGCTCACCCAATAAGTACCTAATATTTCTAACCCATTAGTCGGGTAAGAAAGCTGGAACGGCGGTAGCGAACCAATCTGCTGTACAATCCATCCTATCCATTGGCAAATCGTCCTGAAAAGCCAATTTAGATCCTGTCGTGGTGGATATTCTTTTTCTACAAATCCTGTTCCCTTTTTACTATCGGAAGGTTCGGCAGCTGGGACTTGACCATAGGTAGAACCAACCGTGTCTACAGGTAATTGTGTCGCCGGGTCAATTGTCCAGTAAGGAAGTTTTGACGGCTCGGTAAATGGAGTTACTGACATTATAAAATCCTTTCGGCGATTTGACCGCCTTGATAAAGTGAACTCATTTCAGATAAACCAAGACCCCGCGAAGGTGTTGAAGAGTCATCATTAATGATATGCAATGGTGTTAGATCATTTAAAGAAACAAATAAAGCGATTCCGGCACCCTTAATTTCATTTAGTTGTTTCACGTTATTGACGGCGGAACTGGAGGCCGTAGTTGTAGTATTGGCATGTATTGAAATTGTTGCTGGTGCCGGTTCGTCATGGTCAATTGTACACACTCCTGCATTAAGAAAATATTGAAGATTATTTATTATGGTATCCGGGTCGCTGGGAGAGGTTATCATTTTAATATGTAATTGAATAGCAGCACGGTAATCCGTATCGCTTTGTCCGGTAATACGTCTAATATCACTAATATTGTCCAGCTGTTTCCCTGTCGCGGTGGAAATCGCTCGTAATAATTTGAGATCGGTAAAAACTTGTTGTAATTCCTGCATTTCTAAAATGAATGGAATTAATAATCGTGGAATGGAATTTGTTTTTTTAAACTGCTCAATAAATAAATTACTTTCTTTTGGTATGATTATAATATATGCCACTCGTGTTTTTTCTTGAGCTTCTCCCAGTATACCATTAACTGACAGAGTTATCGTGTAAATACCAGGCGCGGTATAATACTTAGTTGGGGAAAATTCTACACTGGAAGAACCGTCTCCAAAATTCCATATTGAGTTGTTACATCCTTGAGATAAATTAGTAAAATTTATCAGCTGCATCGTTTGTGCCACTAATGGCGCGGCAATAAAGTTTACTGACTGAACAATGCCGAGATCGAATGCTTGAATACTCTTTCCCACAAAAGTACTTCCATGAAACAAGCCATATTTGTCAATGCTAAAATTAATAAACCCATGGTTAGTATATGAGTCCTTTAACAGGAAAGTATCATTATCAAAATTATATGTATAGGTATATAACCCATCATCACATGCGGAGATAACTAATCCAAAAAGATATCGCATTGAGATTGATAAATTACCGGAAGTCTGGATTGTACCAATTAGAGATATCGTACCGGTTCCATTATATGAAAACACTTTACCGTTAATAAAAATTCGGTTATTAACAATTTCTAAATATTGTAAATTATTTTCGTGAGTACCAATAGCGCAAAATGCGACATTTGTGAAACCATCTGCATCGATTGTAAAAGCAACAATATTCGCTAAATTTTCTAAGCAAAACAAAACGCCATTATAATATTTAATCAAAGTTATAAAGTAATTGGTATAAGTTAAATAATTATTCATCGGTGATGTCAAATTGCTTCCATCAAATAATAAAACATAAAGCGCACCGCCGTAAATGTGATTGAAGCCACAGAGAAAAACCACGGTTGAATCGTCGTTTGTGTCGACGTCGTACCAAATTATATGGCCAACAGTTGATGTATCTGACGACGTAACAAGATGAAAATTTGCCCCATCGAAGGTATAAATTCTCAGTGTTGAAGGAGTGTCACCGTATACAATAAATATCCTGCCATTTTTATATCGTAAACTCTGAATATTATCTCCGACCGTGACACTTCCTAAGACAGTATATCCGGAGTTACTGTATGATAACGCTTTTAAAGTTGTACCATCAGCAATATACAAAATGTTATTGACAGGGTCATAGTCGCATTTTGTGCCCGTGTTACTTGGCACGTACTGATTATTCAAATAGGATATTGTCATATAATAGTTACCGTGATATTAGCGATATCAAACGTCGCTCTATATGATGGATAAGGCATAATTAAATCGGTAGTAACTGCGTCAGTCACGTAATTAGAATTAAATGTCATGCTTAGTGTTACGATACCAACACCCGGGACACGGTAAATCGACCCTTTATATTTTTCAACAAAAACCGTTTCTCCCATAACCAGGGCGATCGAGTCCGCGACAATGTTTGATTTAATAAGTGATTCTCCGTCGCTGGGAAATGGGATTTGAGGGTCTTTATAAACAGTGGCGGAAACGTATACCGGTATTGATACGGGTATACTGTATTTTATTGTGTGAGAATTCCCATTGACATCGACAACGGTAACGGACTGACTCCCTGTTGTTGCTATTCCATCCGTACGTATTTTCCATATTTCATTTCCGATGGACTGAGCGCTTGCCGAACCGTCAACGACAAAATTAACTGTGTGATTAATCGTATCCTCAAACACCGAACAATAAGTGATACCTGGGACTTCATTTAGCATACGACTTGCTTTGCCATCAACCGACATAAAACTGGATGAAACCATTTGCCTTCGTCTCACCTGTAAATCCACATCGGTCTCTGTGTCCAGTCCTGGAATGCCAGGTACGAGATTAGTCACCGCGGCTATTCCTGACACTGGCGTGGCAATATTTTGTAAATCACCAATGCCTACAACTTCCCTTCCGGCAATAATGGCGCTCATGGGGCAAGCGGTATACGTGTCGGTCGTCAATGAAACGGGAGCATCATTCTCAAAAATAAATCCCGTATTTGTCGCTACCTGAAAACCGGAGCCCGTGCTCGTACCGTTGGTACCACTGAGTGAAGCTATGACGGTGGTTTTGGTGGCCTCTCTCCGTTTTACGCTACTTGCTTCGCAAGCCAAGTCAAGACCCACACCGCTCGCTGAATTAGGATACATATCATTATAAATATCTTGTGCTATTTCCCATAATTCTGTCATTTGTGCCGCTTCAATTCCTATACGCTCACCATCAACAGAATTAGCGGAAATGTCAAGATCATTTCCAAACACCGCTCTGTTTGCCGCTTGTAAATCGGCTAAAATATCAGGCAGTCTTTTCAGCACAAATCCGGTTGACTTCACTCCGAAATTACTCATGGTAAACCCACCGTCTGGTTATTGATTGTTAGGTCAGTTCTCGTATAGGAAAATGTAACGACTAAACTTCTGCTTTTTGACGAATAATCCATAATGAAATACTCAATCGACTTTATACCATACGCCCCTAAGATTGCACTTTTGAGCATCGATTGAATTGCCGGAATATTTGGATTTTTTATAAGTATATTTTCTTTATACTTTATTCCCAGTGTTGTGTCTAAGAACCACTCTCCGTACCAAAAACGCAGAGTAACTATTAAATTTTGATCTATAAAATCATTGCCAGTAACAAGGTAATGACCATGATTTTTAACCGATAATTCACCGGTATCCAGTTCAATCGCAAGCGCCTTCATTCTGCTCCTACCTTAGTAGTTAAAAATGTCACGGGAACTTGTGGAGGAGTATTACCAAATAAAACAGTGGGTACGTCCGTACTTCCAGATATTGTTCCCCCAGTGTGGACGTGAGCATTAAATAATTCTATAAATGTTTCATTTATCAATTTTTTAACATTATCACCAAGTTCAATTAACGTATTTGATTTTATTTGAACATTGTTATTGTTATCAAAAGGACTATCCTGCGTAAATTGAAACATACCAGGAATTATAAAGGCGTCATTATAATCGAATGCACGAGTATCCTCTGGGGATATTTCTCCCGTGCCATATAACCAGTCCTCAATTGATCTATCTGCAAAGAAAATAGAAACACCGTCACCGGCATTTAAAGGTATATGTATTCCACCCTTTGATGTACGTGGCCATATTACCGGACAATTGGTAATAATAGGTAGTGACGTTGTGGTTCCATCAAGATTTTTTCGTGCAATCATCGGCTTCACATTTGCTTTACATTTTGTATAGTCGTACGTTTCAATACGACCAGGTATTGAAGTATGTACCTCATTTGATAAAATACTTTTTACAACCATTCGTATAACGGTTTCGAGCTGTAAATCATGCGTGGGCGCTTTCTCTTTTATCATACTCGTACCCGCATTACCGTTGAATTTGTTTCCCATTGTGGTCCGTGGGTATCCCCCTCATGCACCACTTCAACAACTCTAAAAGTAGCGGGAGGGTCAATATCCTTACAACTTAATTCTATGACACTTCCCGGTTCGATCTCAGGACGCAATAATGAACGAATCTTTAATCCACCAAGTACCCTATTTCGTTGTATTTGTCCCGACGCCGTAATGGATTTGCCGACTAATGCCCTTTTATCCATTTTGGAATATATCATATTTGAAACATCCTGCAAGTGCTGAGGAGAGTCCAGCAATCCATTTTCAGGCGACAAAGAAACCACTCGTATTTTACCATTCGTTCCGCCAAGTGGTATCAAATTCAATTGTCCGTTTTGTATTGACCACTCAAGCCCCAAAACACTGCATACAGTTGAGAGTAATGCACGAGCATTACCCACGAATGAAAATCCTTTTTTATAGATATAATCAGGAACAGACTGCCAATTAAACGTAGTAGTAACAAGTCCAGTACGTTTTATGATATCCTTAATTACCCTTATTGCGCTGGTGTTTTCCCCGTATGACAATGCTTGACCTTCTGAAAATTTAATTTGATTCATGGTAATTAATCCGTCACTCGCTTCAATAGTCGTGACGGCTTCAGGGTGTTTTATTTCATTTGTTGCGAGAACAAAATTACCTACAAAAATCTGCTTTTCATTTCCTTTGTATCCGGCGGTTACGAAAAGTAATTCATCTTTCGCTGCTTGTGCCTGTGGTGCCATAGAGTCAGAAAGCCCGTCGATAAATTTTCGTGACGCTGGGGAGAGATTATAAATTTCCACTTTTGCCTCATTCGGTGTTGTCGTACTTGTTTTTGTGATAGTAAAATGTGTACGAAAACCCGAGTACTGTTCACCGAAAGCGCCGACTTTACCAATTTTAATGGTTACACTTCTGTTAAATTGATTCGACATATACTATCTGTAGCCTTCCGGTAATAAAATCATTTTGAGCAATGTCACTGACACTTCCAGTCACGTCGAAAATATACAATTTTCCCGGAGGCAATCCACGACCTGGACACTGGGAGAAAAGATCATAATTTAAAACCAGTTTAAGGCCGGTTATAATTGCCTGTAAATCTGAATTGCTTACATCCAATGACCAAAATCCAGCAGTGGTATTCCAGTAAAAATAGAAATTATACTGTATACCCTCAAGGATAACATTTTCCGTAAAGCAAGGACTATCTATAAAAGGTATTATTTTACTCTTCGGCATATACTATCTCTTTATCTGGATTTGTATCGTTAGCCATTTTATCAAAAATATCCCCTTGTTCTTGCGTGGCATTAGGGGCATCCACGCTTCCAGTATCTACTTTTGGTGCAACTTTATTTTTGATACCCGGAGACATGACATCATTTACGTTGGCAATAAATACAGTTTGCGACTGCAAAATAATGAGGTGTTTAAAAGTCGCCGTGAATTGTAAAGCGTTCGCATTATTATGGTCTCGTGGGATGGTTAGGTCTGTCAGTACCATATTGGTATATATGCGCAATCCCGTGACTATTGTTACGACCTTCGCCTGATTTTGATTAGCAATTACTGCGTCTGGCAAATCATACCCTGCCGTTAACAGGAGATTCTCAAGCGTTGCTTTCACCCGGTTATCCGTGACACTTTCACTTCCCTGGATAATAGGCGAGTTAGTATTAAAAGCCTCAAGTGTGACCTGTTCTGGTTTATGGATAACATGGTCACCAATACTAAATCCTGCCTCAATCGGGAACTCCGTTACTTCGTTTTGATAATGATGGCTTTCCGTAAGAATGCAATCAAGTTCAAGGGAATCAATAGCTCCTGGAGTAAATTGATTTAATAGAATAGTAATACCGCTCATTAATTCACCGCCGCAATCTGTCGATACTTTTCCGAAAGGTGTTTATCAATTATTGCCGGTATCTGTTTTAATTGATGTTCTGGTAAACCTGTTGTATGAATATTAAATGTAGTGTGATTTGTGATACTGCTCTTCTGTGGTGAAAGATGGTGTCTAATACTATACTGCATACGCTGGATATTTTGTTGTTTTATATCATAGTCTTTCCCCAGCGGGTGTGCATACGAATATTTTTCCGCGACTAACTCGCCACCTACCCGTACTTTCTCCATATTACCGGAGGTCAGACCTTCCCATATCATCGATAACCCTTTAAGTTGTGACCGTAAACGATCAACAAAGACTTCGTATTTTCCGAGCAGCTTTCCCAGACCGGATTCTTGATGATTTTTCCATTTATCAAAATCTTTAGCGAGAAGGACAAAAGCGATACTGAGGAGTAATAACGGTAAATTCAAACTTTTAAGGGAAAGACCTATCATCGTGATTGCCCGCGCTACTATCGGAAGTAAAGAGGAAAGCGTAGTTAAAACGGTGATGAACCCAACCACTTGAACAATATGGCTTTTCCAAATTGGTGAAATGTCCTTTAATACTTTAATCAAAACGGTTAGCATTTCATTCACCTTTTTAACAATTGGAAATAATGCTTCTCCAAATTGTATTTTTAATTCCATGACTTGCTTCGCAAATTCCTTTGAGGCATCACCCGCCTTGTATTCGTTCTCGGCGTAATTTTTGGTATGTTGAATTATTGCCTGTAAAAGTTTATCCTGGGAACCCTGTAAATTTCCGACTTGGTACATCTGCCGAATACGCTGCGTTTCCAAGTACGAAAAATGAACACCCTCCCTTTCCAGTGTACGAAGTCGTTCGGGATGCTCCATTAATAAACTAATTCGGTGTGACGCTGACTCAACACTGGTTTTTGACATCGCCGCAAACTCAATAGCGGCCTTTGTTGCCATTTCAAAATGTGTTTTTGTGATTGTACCAAACTTTGTAAATTGTGCCTCGGCCTTCAAAATATCGTCACGTGAATAATTAACTCCTTCAGAAAGTTTACCGGCCATTGCGTTGAGTTGTTCTGCGGTTTTCCCAGCAGCGTTTCCAGTGTTCGCGAGATTGCTTCTAATATCGGCAAGAGTGACTCGTACTTCGGTAAATTTATCGGAAAGCCCTTTAGCAAAATGCACCATCATACCAGAACCGATAACAGTCATCGCTTGACGAGTAAGATTTGTGATGCTCTCAAAGGACTGTTTAACCTTTGATTCTGTGGACGCAATAGCACCCTCGTCCACCTCGAATCCGATTAAATTGATGAGTTCCCTTACAATCATGTTAGTACGACCTTCTTAAGCGGTTAAACGACGCTTATATTTGATTCTAATTCGTTTTTCAAATCCAAAATTGCATTGGCTTTCATTACATCGACCAAACTATACGACCTTTCAATTTCCTCTTTTGTCGCAAAACCTGCCAGTACTAATCTCCAGCATGACATTTCATCCATTAGTTCCTTGTCGAGCCTTTCATAGATTTTGTCGACTGTGGTTTCAGTTTTGATATCATTTCGCCGAAACCACTCTTTCCGAAAAAATCGCCCCAGTTCACCTCCATGACAAACCAGAGTATTTTATACATGAAGGATAAATTACCCTGGAATTCAAGATCAAAACTCTCCTGCGTAATTTCCACTTTGTTAATACGAACCATTGAGAGAAGATCAAGAATAAATTTAGAAAGTTCATCGGGGTCGAGTCTGTCGGTTAGACGACCAATAGCATCACCAAAAACAGAGAGATCGGAATTAAGAATATCCATAGAATTACCAGAAAGTACTCCGGCAATTCCAGGGCCAAATAACTTCACTACCTTTGTCAGATAACGCTGGGAAATAAATCCGGTGAACGGGGTCACCATGATTTCCTTCCCGTTGATTGTTTTTGTTTTGACCTCCATACCAGTAGCTCCTCCTATACTGTATGTGTATTAAAGTGACGGCATATTTCCGGCAAGCCATACATCAAAATATGCAACGTCAAAAACCCACTTGCGGTCTTTAATCGTTTTTCCTTCTTCCAGTGCTGGCAATTTTTTAACCCACGCCATACCGGAAAATCTCGTCGGTTGTCCGATAGTACCACTCAAGTCGACGAACGTCAACAGGCCAATACCGTTTGCAGTGAGTTCGTCCATCCGCGCCTTAGCCGATAGATAATCATTTGATGGACTTGTTTGTGCAAGAGAGATTGTAACGTGTCCGGACATATCGGCATTTTTAATACGGGACACTTCGCCCTGTGTACCAACGTGTTTTTCAAAAGCATCACTTGCGCGCTCAGCTTCAACCGTCGAATCCGCTGAAAATCCATTTATGGGAACACCATCGAAGGTTAGTATTCCCAACTTTGGAATCAGCGTTTGGATATTACTCATGGTTCACTCCTTTAAAAATTTATGTTACCATTAATCTGGACTGTTTCAATTGCGCCGGAATAGAAAGCCACAAATTGCATATTCGGTAATTGGCGCGAAGATGTACGGGCAAGTCTTGACGCCGCGAGTGTTGGAATTATCAAATAATATCCCCCGTTTTGTAAACCGGTCGTTGCGTCAAATTCTTTTGCGCCTATCGCTGGGGAAGTAGGGTCGTTACTTGACGCAACGATAAGTGGCTTTTCGACCGCATTGGCGACCGCCATAATACCCGCACTCGTATATGGCGTCTTGCCACTTCCTGAAATTGCGGAAAGAACCGACTCGCCTTCACGATACATCAACCAGCTTTTAAAAATTTGATAGTCAATGTATCCCTTGGCACTATCTTCTTGTTGCCATATCATATCAATACCATGTACCGTTTCGTATGTCAAACAATTTTTTGCATGAGCATTGGTATGCTGGGCAGTCGTAAGTATGTCCGCCACTGCACCAACTATTGTTTTAAATTGACAAGTATAGGTTCCAGGATTGCGCCAAAGAATCGCACCCATGAGTCCGGCATCAATATGATTTTCTGTTGAATTATAAACGCAGCGACTCCGGGAATAACTTCCGCTTTGAATGAACCATGCGATAGATGTAACATCGGTCCCTTTAGCGAGATCGGTTATATTGGTATGGTCCGCTGAAGATGTAAGAAAATAACAGCCATTATTCTCTGCAAAAATAACGGCATCCTCTACATCTTCGAGTGTCCTATCCGTAATAAGTAAACCGAACCACGCAGTGGATTCGAGGCGACACGCGGTCAGCGCGTCTCCAACATCCTCTGTACTTTCCTGTGACGTTGCAATAAGACTGGTCAAAACCATACCACCGACACAATTAGTTAAGTCAAGCGTAATTTGAATAGGAGCAACACCTGCTTTCATTGTAATTGTAAGAACGGAATTACTATATACTGCCGATGAAGTGGTATCAGCGGTATTGAGTAAACGAATTGCCGCTTGTATCGCAGTAGCGAGATCGGCAAGCGTCCCCGCTTTAGAGGCATTGTATGCCACAGGAGTTCCGGCGACGGCATTGAGAGTATACCCGATAGTTCCACTGGTATAAGCTCCAGCGCTAAATGTGGCCGCGATAACGGGATCAGCTTGACGACCGAGCATAATTTGCACTGGACTTGGATTTTGTGCGAAGAACTCCTGCGCCATTTTATAGGCGACTGAATTCTTTCCGCCGATAAGTTCAAGATCGTAGGCATCACCCTTTCCATAAAGTTTTGTTCGAGAAACGAATGTTGCTTCAGGAGTCAAAATCATTGCCAAAGAAAACCCTTGTGCGGAAACGGTCGTTGACGCATTTTCATTAATATTTACATCGACAATATCAAACAAGGCATCACTCATAATTAAACTCCTTTATTGAATGGTAATAGTTATCAAATCATTTCCCAGCACTTCCACTTTATCAATATACCCGGTGGTATCGGTATCTTGTTCCGCATATCGAAATAATAAATCCATTTGCTCGCGTTCCTCAAATTTATTTTGTACTATTTCGGCAGCATCACTTATGGCCATAAGAGTGTCAATAAAAGCTATTCCTTGCGCCGTTAAACTCTCGGTTACGCTGGGAAGATCAAGGGAATTTCTTAAAAGATGACATAAATCTTTCGATGTTTCCCCATAGGCTTTTACAAATACCACTATTTCACGATTAGCTTGTACCTGGATGTTTCCATCGGTATCCGCGAGAGTTTTATACGCACGTCCCCCGACCCGGGTATCTGACTGGACATGCAGTGTGACATAATCGACGGCAGGACGCTGGACATTCTGGTGATACCATAAAACCGGAGTATTCCCCAGTATCGCCGTTGCCCAATTATATAAAACACCCTCAATATCTTCTTGCGTTCTCATAGCGCTTGGACTAATCCTACTATGTAGACATTATGGTACAAAAGTCCATTTTTCCATTTGGCTGCCGACATGACTTCATACTGCTCGTTGTCGATGGTCAATTGGTCCGCTCCGTTATTTTGGTCTCCCAAGGTAAGGGTGTCAAACGTGACTATTTTATACATTTTATTTATCCAGCGTGCTTCGGGAACATACACTAAATCAGCTTGCTTTGGTGGTTGTAATGACCCTACAATAGTAAATACCGTCGTAACGGTTTCTTTTGCTCTACCATTATCCCAGTTGGTAGAAACGTGTTTACATGATATAGTAATATTACCGAGCAAGCTCATTTTCGTAATCCTGTTTTATTTGTGTATCTTCGTTCATTTCATTGGCCGTATAAAATAAAATAATGAGTACGATAATGATTGTACCAATTATTAAACCACCGCAAACCATAATATCAGAGTTGTATGTATTCTTCATGTTGTAAACTATTGAGTAATTGTCCAGTATCAATAAGTGGTTTCGTTTTCGGAAATTTTGCCGCAAGAGTCGCTGGAGAAAGTACCTGAAAGGGCCCGCTTCGTATACGCGCTTGAACTTTTCCGACTAACCATTCTCCGACTCGACCGATTGCCTCTTTCAGTCCAAAACTTCCCTGTAAAAACAATTGATATTGTCGTACTTTAAATGACTGTAAATCACCGTAGTGTTCGTCAAGTGTCGTTCGCAAAAATGATCGCTCCGGTATATTTTTATTTGGAGCACCAAACTCATGCACGGCCGCTATTGTTGCTATTTCGGACATTGTTTCTACCGGAACAGTTACCATTTTTCTTTTTGAACCGTATTTACCAACTACTGTCTCAACACCGGTTCCTATAGTTCCATTTTCCGGGAAACCTACTTTTGTATAAACGCTTTTATGTGCTTTTAACATGGCATTATATCCATGGTCAATTATTCTGGTAGTAATACTCACGCCGCTTCCCTCAATTCCGGTGCGATAAAATCTTCATCGGTAAAATTAGCTTCGGCGGAACAACGGCACTGATAATCCTCTCCAGGTTTACCATCAAACATTTCAGAGGTTCGACCCTGCCAGGTTTTCCCATCATCATCGGAGTATACAGAATCATCATCCCAGCGACAAAGCATGCCGTCAAGTGCGGCATGTTCGGGACGCACGACTTCATCTTCCATGGTGCGCCAATAATAGGTCTCAATACCAAGTTCTGTTTGTCGTAAATTGGTGAGTTCACCATTTAATTTTCCGATTTGGTCACGGGCGATTAATTGAGCACGCGCTTCAACTTTATTTAACCATGGTACTTCGTTAAGACCTCGTAATCCGGTTTCCGAAATTAAAGCCTCTCTGATAGTACGCGATGTATCCCCGGACCGAATACCGTTTTCAATCACACGGCGAACTTCGTGTTGCGTATCGGTTGATAGTTTTGTAACGAGTGAAGTATTTGTATTGACAAATGCTTTTAAGTGAGAACCAAGCCATGCCTCTTTTTTAAAAACGTCAACACTAAGTACTGAGTGCATTACCTTACGCCACTCCTTGTCGTTCCAGGCATTGGTCTTTTTTCCAATACTAATTAAATGTGCACGGAGGTTCGGTTCATTCACAATAGAGGCAAAACTAATTTTCAGGTAGTGCATGGTATTATCAACTTCATCAGCCCAATTTTCGTTACGGGGAGGAGCATCTTGACGAATATTGACGTGGTCAATAACCGGAAATACTATTTTTCTGATTGTCCGTTTTATCTCATTAACTAATCCGAGCAAGTACTGGCGATAACTTGCCTCAATGAGTTTCGGGTATAAGGATTTTGGCGTTTTTTTCATAGCGCGTGAAACATTCTCGTAACACCACCGGAAAAATTGGCGCGAATCAATTGAATTAATTCAACTCCCCATATTGTCGTACACAAATCGGGAAATTGTTTTTTATCAAGATCGGAAAAAGTAAGGG